ACCGGCTCGAAGCTGGCCAACAGCTCCTCGCCGAGCGCCGCGGCGAGCGCCGGCGTGACCTCCACCAGGCCGCCGGGGAGAATCGTAAGGGCCTCGTTCCCGATCTGAATGTGCAGCGGACCCGTAAATCGGGACCGGCGCAGATCGGGCAGCGACGCGACGACGCGGGCGGGCTTGGACGATCTAGACATAGGGCACTCCGTATTCGCGGTGATGCGTGACGAGGAGCGGCTGCACAACGAGCACGAGGCCCGAGCCGACGCCGACAAAGACCTGCGGCGGCTGGAGCTTGACGTCGACCACTAGGCCGCCGAGCGAGATGTCGGCCACGATCGCCGCCTCGACGTCGGCGGCGAGCTGTTCCGCGCGCGTGATGCCGGCGACGCCAGAGACGGCGTCCGCCTCATCGACCATCTGCACCTCGTACGCGAGGACGTCGCGGATCTGGTTGGCGCCGAGGTACCGACGCTCGCCGCCATCGGGCACCGCCAGGACGAGGGCGTACGGCTTGCCGACCGGTTCGGTCAGGAGCGAGACGCGCGCGTCGATGGTCACATGCTCGGGCAGAAAGGTCGAATGATACGCCGGGGGCTGAATGGCGCGGATGCGGTCGGCCAGGCGCTGCAGGATCTCCAGCCGGTACGGGGCGGTCGGCGCCATCAGGGCCCCTTCGGCGGCGCGCGCCGGTCGGTCTCTCGGACCGCGTCAGCGGTGGCCTGGCGATAGATGTCGATCACGGTCGAGAGCTGCTCGCGCGCGGTCTCGGCCAGGTAGCCGACGCGCTTGAGCTGAACGGACCGCTTCAGCACGAAGAGCGGCACGATGCCTCCTGACGCGCGCTTCCCGAAAATGATGTCGTTCCTGATGAAGGAGCCGGTGTAGCCGTAGGCCGCCGGGTTGGCGCGCAGGTCCCGCGCCCGGAAGCGTGCGACGCCCCTCGGCGTCTGGGCCGCCCGGAGCGGAATGGCGAGCCAGGGCTTCCCAGTGACCGTGCCGCCGTACTCGTGGATGCGCAGACCAGGCGCGACCTTCAGATCGCCGCCGACCACGACGGTCTGGCTCGTCACGACGCCGCCAGCGCCCACCGCTTGTTCGACGCGGTAGAAAATCGCGCGCCGGCTCGCGCCCGTACGGACGTCGAGCGATTGCCCCGAGAGCTTCTGCGTCTGAATGTACCGCTGGAGCGTTTGCCCGACGCGACGCGAATACGGCAGGAGCGACCGGCCGACGGCGACCGGCAGCTGGGTCAGCACCTGCTCGACCTGCGACGTGTCAATCGTGACGCCGACCGACAGCATGGCTCAGACCGACGCCGAGGCCGGCCGGAGCCGCGTGAGCAGCTCGCGCACCGGTGTCGGCCAGGAGGGCTTGACGACGAACGTGTGCGGCCCGATCGAGACGGACGTCGCCGCACTCGCGCCGGCGCTGATCTCTGACCAGATGCACTTTCCGACCTCGAGCCAGAGGAGCGCGACGTCGGGGGGCAAGGCCGACGCCGAGGCCGCCTCGCCGGCGGTGTAGACCACCGTCACGTTCTCCTGGCCCGTGGTGAAGACCGTGTTGAAGAGCTGAATGCCGCCAGACCGGCCGGTGAGGACGCGATACTCGGTTGCGGCGATCGTCTCGGGCGCGGCATCGGATGGCGCCCGGAGGATCGTCAACGACTGCACCGAGACCACCGGCCGCGTCCAGAGCCGCAGGACCGTCCGCCCGTGGCCGGACTGTTTCTCGGTCACCGACCGATGCAGCAGCGCCCGTGCGATGGCGCGCTCGAGGAACCCCGTGACGCCGTTCGCGATGACCGTCAGCTTTTCGTCCTGCCCCGACGACGACGCGCCGATGAACGTCTTGAACTCCTCGAGCGAGTACGGGTTGAGCGTGGAGTAGGGAATGGCCATGCGCCCTCAAAGAAAGACGGGGACCGCGACACGCGGCCGCGATCCCCGTCGGCGGCTGAGCCGCCGGAAACGCCCTGGGGCGTTACGCCGTCGGCTGCGTCGGCATGCCGCTGTACGGGTGCCCGAGCCGGGCAATCGCACAGATGAGCCACGCGCCGGTGTTGTTGGCCGGCGTGATCGACAGGCGGACGTAGCGCTTGACGCCGCGGTAGCCGATCTTCCGCACCTGGTCGTCAGACGAGAAGATGAATCCCGCGTCGGCCTCGGGCGTCGTGGCGCCCTGCGAGATCAGCTGCTCGTCCGGGACGGCCGCCGCATCCGACAGGTTGGCCGCGTCGCCGTGCTCGACGAGGACCGTGAAGGTCGCATCGGCGTCGGCGATCACGCCCGTGGCGATGTCGAACTCCAGCGAATCGAAGCCCGCGCGATCGATGGTCTGCGAGACCTGCGCGGTGTTGTCGCCGGCGCCGGAGACGGGCGAGATCGCCCGCTTGAGGATCGAACGTCGAGTCGTATCGGGCATGGTCGCTCCTACCTACTGGCGTCCGCGTTGGCGAACGCCCGAAACGTGCTGGCGGACCGGCGTGCGGAGCTCCCAGTGCTCCCCGAGCCCGCCGTGGGCCTTACACCGCGCACTTCAGCTTGCGGAAGGCGTCGGTCCGAATCGGCATGCCGCCTTCGCGCGCCGTCGGCAGCAGCCCGACATTCGGCGCGAACCGCTCGACGAGCCGCTGGATGCGCAGCTCCTGGCGGTCAGCGATGACGTAGTACCGGAAGTCGCCGAAGATGACCGGGAAGGTGTCGGTGCCCTCGATCGGCATCAGGTCGCTGAAGGCGACCCGCTTGCCGAAGAGCGTGCCCGGCACCTGGTTCACCGGGAAGATGGGCATCTGCTGGCCGTCCTTCAGCTTCAGCGTCTTCGCGAACGTGAGCGACGCCATCAGGTACGCGCCGTTCCGGCGGTACTGCGACGGCACCTTGAACTGCACGTCGACGAGCCCGTTGTAGGTGATCTCGTCCGCGTCACCTGAGTTGGTGGCGGTCAGCGCGTTGTCGGTCGTGGTGTTGAGCAGGCCCAGCGGCCCGACGTCGCCCACGCCGTTGATGCCCTTGTCCTCGGCATCGAGCGCCAGCGTCTCGGCGATCAGCTCGGCAATGACGCCTTCGACGTCGGCCTTGGCGTCGGCGATGAGCTCCTGCGTGAGTTCGATGGCATCGGGCGCCCAGGTGAAGACGGGGACGCGCGCCTGGCCGAACCGCGGGTTGTTCTGCACGGTCGGGGCGGTGCCACCGGTGACGTAGCCCTCCGGCTTCCACGAGCCGGCAAACGTCGACGGGTAGATCGACGCGCCGGCGCCCGTGCGCGGCGCGATCGTCGGGAAAACGGCCGCCGGCCCGGACGTGGTGACCGTGCGGCAGAGCCCGCGGAACTCGCTGAATGCCGCGAGGTTCCGGATGATCTCCGCCTGCATGTCATCCGAGACCAGGTAGCCGCCGAGATCGGCGACGCCGGAGACGAGCGCGAACGCTTCCTGCGGCTTGAACCCGGCCTTCTCGAACGCGCCCATCGCCGCGATCGCCGCATTGCTCATGGCGGGCGTCGTCAGGTAGGCGAGCGTCGCCTCGGCGTGCGCCTCGCGGAACCGCTCGAACTCGCCGATGGTCTTGACCCCGGCGGCGGCGAACTGCTCCATGCGCGCACGCATCTGGCGCTCGGCCTTGCGCCGCTCGCGCTGCGTCGCGATCTCGCCCTTGGCGAGCATGGCGGCCGCGGTCTCTTTGATCTGCGTCGCCGATCGGAAGCCCAGCCGCTCGGTGGCCGGGCGCTTGAGCGCTTCGGCCGTGTCCTGCAGCTCGAGCCAAGCCTGCACGCGATCGTGCTGGGCCTTGACCTTGATGGCGTCGGCCGACAGTTTGTCGAACTTCTCGGCGAGCTCGCCCGTCGCGAGGTTCTTGTCCTCGGCGTCCTTCAACGCAACGCCCGCCGCGTGGGCGTCTGCGATCAGCTTTCCGAGTTTCTCCTGCAGCTCGGCGAGGTTGGCGCGCGTATACATGGGCTCTCCCTTGACTAGGCGACCTTCGGCTGCAACGCGGTGAGCGCCTGCAGCTTGGTGTCATTGGCGGCCTTCCGGGCCGCAAGATCGGATCGGGCCGGCTCGGGCACCAGCCCGAGCGTGGCGAGCTCCTGGAGGGCGCGCGCGGCGATCGCGCGCTCGGCCTCCGGCCAGCCGGCCGCGGGCTTCGCCATCGTCGCCACCGAGACGAGCGACCGGAGCCACGTGGGCACGGTCCGCCCGGCGATCGCCGCGTGCACCGACTCCACTTTCGCTTCCTTGTTCGCGCCGAAGGTGACGATCGACACTTCCCAGAGCTTGAGCTTCGTGATGATGCGGACGTCCTGCTGGCCGTCCTTCACCATGTGGTACTCGACCGGGTCGAACCCGATCGACATCTCGTCGAGGACGCCGGCGCGCATGAGCGCGAGCGTGTCGGCTCCGCGTGCGATCTGCGTCACGATCTCGCCCTTGATCCACAGGCCGGTGGCGCGCTCCTGCAGCTCGAGCGGGCGGCCGATCGGGTCGTTGTGATCGCGCAGGACCTTGACGCGCGAGGTGTCTTTCAGGGTGTCCG